TAAGACACGAATTTCCCGCATAATACTTTCAATATGAAATTTCTTTTGCTGGGACGACTTGTCAATGTCCTCGTGGGGTTTGCCCCGTGGGTTGTCACGTTTGCGTTGTTCGGAGGGTGTGTGCTAGCTCTGGCTTACCTTTGGTACAGGGAGTTTGGTCTGGACGTGTTGGGAGGACCTCCGGCTTCGGCCCTGGAGGCTGTTTCGGTGATGATGGCACCAAGCGAGTCCTTGCGGATTGCAAGGGTTTTCTCCACACGGGCGGACGAGATTGCCTGGGCGGCGCAGGTTCCTGTGTCGTTCCCAGCCACATTGCGAGGGGTGAAGTGCCCACATTGCTGGGCTGCGTTGTTGATGCGTTTTCCAAACGACGTGGTCTATGCATACGTGGCGGAGGTGTCCAGTGGAGTTTCAGAAGTCACAGATGCCCTGACGACCCACAAAGATTGTGGGTTTGCAGGAGGGGACGACTTCATGTTGTACACCTTTTTGGTGCGAGACTGCTTGGCCTGCATTAAAGGATGCTTGCTTGAACCCGCTTCGGAAGGGGGACGCAAGCCCCAACTTGAAGGCAAGAAAGTCAAGTTCACCATGTCGGGTGGAGGAAACAACGACATCATTGTCAACCGACCAGAGACAGCCGAGGACAAGCGAGAAAGGCTTGTGGACGAGCTGCATCAGGTCAAGAATAGCTTGGCCTATTTGTATGCCAACATGGCAGACAATAGCTGGGCTGACATGATGGAAGAGAATGAGTTGCTGGCCACAAGGTCCAGGCTGGAGCATGAGCTCTACGGTGACAGAGCCACCAGCTCCAACCACCAGCACCATCAGCCAGAACCGGAAGAAGGTGACGGTGATGACTACTCTCAAGATGAGGGCACGTTGGAAGGCCCCCGAGAGACAATTTTGGAGCTGCGTATGGCAGCAAAACGGGAAACATTGTTCTGCGCGGAAGCACATGAACGAGACAGCATTGAAGTGTCGATGCTCAAATCTGTGTCGGTGCAGAAGAATTTGTTGGACCGGATGCTGCTGCACCAGCAACAGGATGAAGCTCGGAAGGGCGTCACAGGGGCCCAGATAGATGATTGG